CTCTTCTGAAACATTTACTGGGACTGACGCTCCTATCATTGGTGGTAACCTCAGACTAACTACCAACACACAATCAACCTCAACCACTACAGGTACTTTAGTTGTAACTGGTGGTGCAGGTATTTCTGCTAACGTATACATTGGTGGCACACTTGATGTTGCCCAAGATGTAGACATTAATAGTGGAGAGATGACCGTTACTGCATCTAACGGTAACATCTATACACAAGGTGACTTGCAGGTAGACAGCAACGTTATTCTTGGCACAGATGCAAACGATACTGTTACTGTAAACTCTGACTCGACATTTGAAGATGACGTTAGAATTGTCGGTCCTAATACAGTATTTTCTATCACAAACGGCACTGCCGAAAAGTTTGTCATCGATAGTGACAACGGAAATATCCACAGTGATGGCACCCTTGATGTCGATAGTGGTGTTACATTCAACAGCACACTTGATGTAGATGCTGCTGTCACCTTTAACAGCACTCTGGATGTAGACGATGATTCAGTATTCCATAATGACATCACTCTTGATACTACTGGTAAGTATTTCAAGATTACTAATGGCACAGATGATAAGTTTACCGTCCTATCTACAAACGGTAATACTGACATCAGAGGCACACTGACTGTTGGATCTGCTGTAACATTTGAGAATAATCTACAAGTAGATGGAAACATTACACTTGGTAATGCTTCTACTGATATTCTTACTATCAATTCTGATACTACAATCACAGATAATCTCACAGTCAATCAGTCTGTTGACTTTGATAGTAGTCTTAATGTTGACGGTGCAGTTGATTTCAACTCAACTCTTACAGTTGATGGTCTGACTACAATCTATGATTCTGTAATCATTCAGTCTGATAACGAAGTATTTAATATCAATAATGCATCTGGTCAAATCCAATTTGCAGTTGATAGCGATAACGGTAATACAGTCATTGGTCGTGTTGGTCAGGGCACAGGTACACTTACTGTCCACGGTGACGCAACATTTAACGACAATACACAGTTTACTGACAACGTAACTATCGGTAATGCAAACACCGATACTCTTACAGTCAATAGCAACACAACTCTAACTGACGACGTTAGAATCAATGGGTCACTAATTGTTGACACGAATGCTACAATAGAAGGTAACCTAACTGTTAACGGCACAACAAGCACAGTTAACTCTACTGTTGTAACGTTAGACGATCCTATTATCACTTTAGGTGGTGACACTGCTCCTAGCAACAATGATGCTAAGGATCGTGGTGTTGAGTTTAGGTATTACGATACTCAAGCAAGACTAGGATTCTTTGGTTGGGATAACTCTGCAGGAAGATATGCACTTTATCATGCTGCTACTAATTCTTCAGAGGCATTCGCAGGCACAAGATCTGGTCTAGATGCAGGATCAATTAAATTATTTGACACAACAAATGCGACAAACTCTGCTTCTGGGACTCTCATCGTTGGTGGCGGTGTTGGTATTGGATTGGATCTCTACGTTGGAGACGATCTCATCGTCACAGACGATGGATCATTTGGTGGAGATGTCAGTATCACTGGCACGCTCGATGTAACATCTGACTTTGCAGTCAACTCTACTAAGTTTACTGTTGCGTCTGCCTCAGGTAACACCGTTGTCCAAGGCACATTACAAGTTGATGGAAACACAACTATTGGTAATGCTTCTGGGGACGCACATGTTGTTACTGGTGGAGTTACATTCAACCAAGCAATTATTTCAACAGACATCACTGCTGATAACATTAAGATCGGTGTTGATGGATCTAGTGAAATCTCTACTACCTCTGGAAATCTAATTCTAGATTCAGATGGTGGCACAGTTAATATTACAGACAATGCTGACGTCGATGGAAACTTAAATGTTGACGGTAATCAGCAACTAGATGGCACACTGACTGTTGATAGCACATCAACCTTTAAAGATCACATTACTGTAGAAGACGGTAAGCGTATTAACTACGGTGATGATAGTGATCTAATGATCTACTATTTCCCTAATACTGATAATGCTTACATCTCAACAGCAGGAACTACTGATCTAACTATCTCTTCTGAAGAGATTGAGTTGATGAATGTAAACCATTCATCATACTTCTTCAAGGCAAATGGCACTTCAACACAGATTTACCATGTAGGTAACAAGAAATTTGAAACAACTTCTGGTGGTGTTACTATCACTGGGTTGTTAACTTCTGATACTCTCGCAGTCAACTCAACTTCTACATTTAGCGGTGCGATTACATCAACAGATATTACTGCTGATAACATTCAGATTGGTGTTAGTGGATCTTCTGAGATTGATACCGCTCTAGGTAACTTAACTCTTGACTCTGCAACTGGTGAGACTATCATTGATGATAACTTGACTGTAAATGGCACAGCAGATATCAATCTGTTGACTACAATTACAGATGGTCTAATTGTCAAGGCAGATAATAAGCAAGTCCAGATCCAGAATGCAGCAGGTCTAGACAAAGTTACTATTGACACTGACAATGGTAATACAGATATTCAAGGCACACTTAATGTTGAGGGTGCTACAACCATTGACGATACTTTCAATGTCACTCAAGCAACTGATCTTGACAGCACTCTAAACGTAGATGGTGCAGCGACATTCCAAGATAACGTTACAATCAACGCTGATAATAAGTCATTCATTATCCAGAATAATTCTGGTGTAGATAAGTTTACAGTAGATACAGATAACGGAAACACAGTAACTCAGGGTAACCTAACTGTTACAGGCACAACAACTCTTGTTGATAACATCACTGCACAGGCAAGATTGGATCTCACTAAGAATGAGAATCCTACATCTCTGACTGCTAATGCACCGTTGATGATTCCTAACGGTGGTATGACTGTTGCAGAGGATGCCTTTATTGGTCAGACTCTAAAACTAGGACCTAACGCTGCTGAGACAATCACTCTCGCAGGTGCTACTGGTAACGCAACTATCGGAGGCACATTGGATGTCACTGGTATCACTACTCTTACTACTCTAAACTTAGGAAGTATCACATCTACTGGTGCTGCAAACATCGGTGGTAGTTTGATTATCAACACCGACAAGTTTACGGTTTCATCTACAACTGGTAACACTGACATTGCAGGCACATTGGATGTTGCAGGTCGTGTAATCATTGATGACACCTTGAATGTTACACAGGGTGTTGACTTTGACAGCACAATGAATGTAGATGGTAATTCCACATTCAATGGCACGATCACTCAGAATAGCACTTCACTCTTCAAAGATGATGTTGTATTGAGAGGGTCTACTAAGACACTTAAGTTGCAAAATGGTAGTGGCACAACTAAGGTTGAGTTGCAATCTACCTCTGGTAATATCACAGCAGGTGGACTTACAACCACTAACTCACTTGACGTTACAACTAACACCACCATCGGTGGCACACTCGGTGTAACGGGACAGATCACGGGTAACATCACAGGTGATCTAACAGGTACTGCTGACAAGTCAAACCTCGCTGATGTAACTGATACTACAACTTCAAATCTTACATACTATCCAACATTCGTATCTACTAATAATGGATACACTGAGATTCGCACAGACTCTACCAACCTTACATATAATCCTGGCACAAACAGACTGACTGTTGCAAACTTCAGATCAACCACTGACTTTGAAGTCCAAGGTAACTTGAATATCACAGGTAACATTACTTACGGTCAGGCACAAGTTGGTAGTATCGCAAACCATGATACTGATGCTCTTGCTGAAGGATCTACAAATCTATACTTCACTAACGAAAGAGTTGACGACAGAGTTAATGATCTGATTGTTGGTGGCACAGGTATTACTGCTACCTACGATGACGCAGGTAATATGTTGACCTTGAGTGCTACTCAAGCAGACATCAATACTGACAACATCACAGAGGGATCCACTAACCTCTTCACCACTGCTGCAAGATCAAGGACACACTTTACCTACGGAACAGGTATTGAGTTGTCTGGTAGTGGTCAGTTGTCAGTTACACAATCTGACATCAATACTGATAATGTTACTGAGGGATCTACAAATCTCTTTATCACTGCTGCTCGCACTAGAGGACATCTAAGTGCTGCAGGTGATCTGTCATATAACAGTAGCACAGGTGAGTTTAGTGTAACTACATTTAAGACTGCTGATGCTCGTGGTGCAGTCAGTGCAAGTGGTGATCTTTCCTACAACTCATCAACTGGTGTATTCTCATATACTCAGTCTGATACTGACGGTGTTAACGAGGGATCTACTAATCTTTACTATACAAATGCTCGTGCAGATGCAAGAGTTAACCTACAGACAGGTGCTAACCTAGACCTTTCTTCTAAGGATACTGGGGATCTTGCTGAAGGATCTAACCTTTACTACACGAATGCAAGAGCAGATACAAGAATTAATTTACAGACAGGTGCAAATCTTGATCTCTCATCTAAGGACACAGGCGATCTTGCTGAAGGATCTAACCTCTACTATACAGACGCGAGGGCAGACGCTCGCGTTGTCGCAGGTATCACTGGAAAACTTGATGCTTCTGCAGTCAGTACATTTGGTGGCACCCTCATTGATGATGCTGACGCTGCTGCAGCAAGGACAACCCTTGGACTTGCAACTGTAGCATCTACAGGTGCATACAGTGATCTATCTGGCACACCTTCTCTTGGTGCTGTTGCCACATCTAATGATTATGATGACCTAAGCAACAAACCTACATTATTCTCTGGTGCATATGCAGACCTAACTGGCAAACCTACATTATTCTCTGGTGATTATGATGACCTAACCAACAAACCTACGTTGGGCACTGCTGCTGCAACTGCAGCGACTGCTTATGCAACTGCTGCACAGGGATCTACAGCAGACGCTAACGATACTGACATAGATGACATCTATACTCAGTTGGTTGCGATTGGTAATGACAATAGCATCTCAACAGTCGCACAACTTAAGACTGCACTACTCGCACTAGCAAGAAGTTAATTAAATGGCACAACCTAATTCTAAAGCTACTCTCAAAGAATATTGTCTCCGTAGACTGGGTAAACCAGTCTTGGAGATTAACGTGTCTGACGAACAGGTTGATGATGCTATTGACTATACCTTACAAAAATTTCAGCAGTATCACTATGATGGTGCCGAGCGTTGTTATCTAAAGCATAAGGTTACACAGGATGTTATAAACAGAAGTGAGACAAATACAACTTCTACCTCTAAGGCAGGAAATGATTCATGGGATGAAGGTAATGGTTATATTGAAATTCCAGATCATATTCTATCTGTAGAAGGTATCTTTTCTTTTACAGATAAGGGCACATCAAACATGTTTGATATTAGATATCAGATGCGTTTGAATGACTTGTATGATTTTACATCTACACAGTTTTATCATTACTATATGATACAACAACACCTTTCTACCATTGACTTTTTGTTAGAAGGTATTAAACCAGTAAGATATACTGCAGTGCAAGATAGATTATATCTAGATTTTGATTGGCCACAAGACGCACAGTTAGATCAGTATATTGTGATCAAGGCATGGAGAGCATTAGATCCTGCAACGTGGACAGAGATATACAATCAGATGTGGGTTAAAGATTATGCTTCCGCTAAGATTAAAAAACAGTGGGGACAGAATCTAACCAAATTCCAAGGAGTGCAGATGCCAGGTGGTGTCACTCTTAACGGTGAAATGATTTACAATGATGCAGTAGAAGAGTTGAAAAACCTAGATGAGCAACTACGCACCACTTGGGAAACTCCACCTCTAGACATGATAGGATAACATGGCTACTAACAGTTACTTCACACAAGGGACTACAGGAGAGCAAGATCTCGTTGGCAACCTTGTTGTCGAGCAGATCAAGATGTTTGGTAAGGATGTGTATTACATTCCTAGGACTCTTGTGAAGAATGATTCTGTTTTTGGTGAGGATACATTAAGTCAGTTTAACGGTGCATTTCTTATAGAAGCATACATTGAAGATGCATCAGGATTCCGTGGTGACGGTGATATGTTTAGTAAATTTGGTGTAAGAATATCTGACCAAGTTACTTTTATTATCTCACGCACAAGATTTACAGAAGCAGTAGACGATAACGCACAATTAATTGTAGAGGGTCGTCCTAATGAAGGTGACTTAATTCATTTCCCTCTAGCAAATAAAACTTTTGAGATCCAATTTGTAGAGCACGAAGTGCCTTTCTACCAGTTGGGTAAGATACACGTTTGGGGATTACGTTGTGAGCTCTTCGAGTACAGCGACGAAGACTTCGACACTGGTGTTGCTGCTGTTGATCAGATAGAAGTAGACTTCTCCAACGCAGTTACTGTCAACTTTGCAGCAGGTGGTAGTGGCGACTTTACAGTTGGTGAGATCGTTGCAGGTGGCACATCTAATGTCACAGCAGAGGTCAAGTCTTGGGATTCAACAACCAGACAACTACAGGTCTTCAACAGATCAGGTATATTTACGATCCCCGAAACTGTTACTGGCCAGACATCAAGTGCTGCTTGGACAACTGCATCCTACAATACAATAAATAATGTGAATAGTGAATTCGATCAGAATTTTGCCTTAGAGACTACTGCTGATGGAGTCATAGACTTCACTGAAAGCAATCCATTCGGTGAATTCGGTAACAAAGGGACTACAATCTAATGTTAGGCACATACTCATATCACGAAATTTTTAAGAAGACAGTTGTCGGTTTCGGCACACTGTTTAATAACATCGAGCTTAGACGCACGTCTGGATCTAAGACTGAGGTCATGAAGGTGCCTCTTGCTTATGGTCCTAAGCAAAAGTTTCTTGCACGTCTCGCACAACTAGGAGATCTGACTACTAAAGATAGGACACAGATTACACTCCCTAGAATATCATTCGAGATACAAGCAATAGCATACGATCCTACAAGAAAATTATCACCTACCTCATACATAAGACATACAACAGGAGATAAAACCAACAAAGGTTTTATGCCAATCCCATATAATGTTAACTTTGAATTGGCAATCCTATCTAAGAATCAAGATGATGCCTTGCAGATTCTTGAGCAAATTCTTCCACACTTCCAACCTAGTTTCAATATCACAATGAATCTAGTTGCTGAGCTGGGAGAAAAAAGAGATTATCCAGTCACACTGTTGAGCGTGGACTATGATGATCAATATGAAGGTGACTATGACACACGTCGCACACTGATATATACGTTACAGTTTGTCGCAAAGACTTACTTGTACGGACCTGTTACTGATAAGACAGGTGAGCTTATCACCAAGACGATTGTTGATTATGCAACCGATAGTAAGGTTACCGCTCCTAGAGAGGTGCGTTACACAGTTACACCTGATCCTGCTGACGCA